TGACACCATTTTGCTGTTCCTGTCATAGCCTGAGACCAATGTGTAGAGCCAACTCCGCCTACAGTGCCTTGAGCAGTTGATCCCAGTAAGACACGACCACTAGAATCAATTCTCATTCTCTCACTAGTATTTATTCCAAAAGCAATAACGCCTTGAATAGAAGGCGCATCAATAGTATGAACCGCACCATTTAAAGAAGTACCAGCAGAAGAAGTAAAAGTTAATGCTCTAGCATTTGTGCCACTATCATCACCACCAGCTTTAAAATAAAGACTGTTAGAAGCACCTAATAAATCTAATTTTGCAGAAGGTGAAGTGCTTCCAACCCCTACTTGTTGACTCCCATCTATATGAATGGCAACAGCACTCGCATTGTCATCTATACCTGTAGAAGTAAAAGCACCTTGTACTGTAACTGCACCAGCAAAGGTAGAAAGTAAATTTTCATCAATGCTTAAAGCTGGTGTTGTACCTACAGTTGAACCTTTACCAATAACTAAATCATCAGCAGAATCGTCTAAACCGATATAAAAATCTTGTGCATTACCATCAAATATTAAAGCTGTATCTTCTTCACCACCATCACCAATAGTTATTTTTGGTGTTGTTCCTTTAAGAACTAAATGACTGTTTGTTAATGTAGCAACATCTACATTACCAATCTTAAAATCTATTTGATCATCTGTATCTGCTGTTATAGAAGTATCAGCATCAGCATCTAAGATTACCTCTCCACCATTTACATCTAAAGTTCCTGTAGTGCTTAAATTACCATTTACTGTCAAAGCACCTGATGTTGAATTATCTGCGGTAATTGATAAAGGCAAAGTAATCCAAGCATTGTTTGCAGAATTTCTTAGCTTCAATACATTAGCAGATGTATCAATCCACCATTCATAAGCAAATGTAGTAGATGGTTCAGATGAACCTGAGTTGTTAGATACAATAGCATCCAAAGC